CTCAAGTCCGTTAACCCTGTCGCCACACCACCTGTAATTTCAGGGTTCGACATCGCCAGAGTGTCACTAACACTTATCACATTTGCCGTCGCTCCGCCACCGTCTCCGTACAATATGCTTACTTTGCCGCTTCCCGGAACAGTTACGTTACTACCACTGCCCTGAGTCACAATTATATTTCTATCATTAGTCAACGAATTTTTAAAGAAAAAGAAAGCCTGAGTACTATTTGGAGATATTGTTAAAGTGACATCTGCACCTAAATCAGAACCGGAATCCACAAACTCTATAACTCGGTACATACCGTCTTGAGCGTTACTAGACCCGGAAGATGGAGAACTTGGACGAACAGTCAAAGTGTGTGTTGTGCCCGATATAGTGACACTCTTGTATCCTGCTAATCGGTCAAAAATATCAAAATTATGGTTGGTGGTTGTACCCCATGTACCCGATTGTTCACCAGTCGCTGGTTTTTCAATCGCAAAGTTGGTTGTATAACTACTTGGCATTCATATCTCCTATGCTACGTCTTTCCAAATTGGATTTTGTAACCGGTCTCCGGGAACAAAACCACCGGGCGCTCCTTCTGGCTCTCTGTAAGAGGGGCTCGATAACGGATCGCCGGGCTGAGTGCCCGGTACAGGAGGTTGAAAATTTGGAACTTGATCTGGAACAACTTGACCATATACCCTAACAATTCCTTTGCTTCCTGTTGCCTCAACGCCAGTTACAATAGCATCTGCGTTTGCTTCTATCGTTACATTACCAACATTTGTGCCACTTGCCAATCCCGTTGTTACAAACTCTACAGAAATACCCGCAACAACGGTGCCAACATATCCTCTAACAAAAGCAAAATCAGAATTAACAGAAACATTCGCCGCCGCATCAACAGTAGCCGTGCCAACTGCGCCTGTGGCCTCTTCTCCTGTGACCGCTATTCCAGCCGCCGCGTCTATTGTAACGCTACCAACGCTGCCTGTGGCAGAAATACCTGTTTGCGGTACGTTCGCTGCACCCTGTACAGTAACCGAATTAAGCGCACCCGTACCAGCAGACCCCGTGACTCCAACGTCTGCGTTTGCTGCAACCGTTACACTACCAACTGTACTTGTAGCTGAAATACCCGTTTCTGGGACAATCGCATCACCGCTAATTGTTGGTGATCCTACGGCTCCTGTACCCGCAGATCCAGAAGCAGCAACGTTTGCTGTGCCTGTAACGGTGACTGAATCGACAGAACCAGTGGCAGACTCACCCGTTACGCCGACATCTGCGTTCGCTGCAACAACAACCGTGCCTACGGCTCCCGTGCCAGATATACCTGTTTGTGGAACATTTGCGTCACCTGTCATGGTGACTGTGCCTACGGCTCCTGTACCCGCAGAACCTGTAGCACCTACATCAGCCGCAGCCGCAACAACAACCGAGCCAACCGCACCTGTTCCTTCAGAACCTGTAACGGCTGTGTTTGCTTCCGCTACAACCGAAACAGAGCCGACACCACCTGTAGCCGCCAGCCCTGTCTCTGGAACATTAGCCTCCGCAACGACAGAAACAGTGCCAACCGCACCTGTTCCTGCCACTCCCGTGACAACCACTGGGAGGGGTTCGCCCCAACTATATTGGGACCATGTACCTCTACCCCAACCCGAAATATCTGTCATCGGATTTTACCGTTTAGGCGATACGGATAATAGCGTTACTCGCGTCCGCTGTTGGGAACTGAATAGTAAAGTCACCAGCAGTTGATGTCTTATCGCCACCAAACGCCAAGACAATAACAGCTTTATCTGAAGCACTACTGTTATAAATTAATGCTCCGTTTGCTGTAATTGTTGCTGTTGAAAAGGTTAAATCAGCAAAGTCTGTAAAAGCCGTTGTGCCACTGCTTGTTGGGTCAACTCGTGTTAAAGAGTCACCGCCAGCAGAATAACCTGTACCAGTAACTTCGTTAGTCGTAGCATAAGCCGTTGTTGAAGCACCTAGTGTTGCAGATGAAGTAAACAGAGCAAGCTTAAAAGTGCTTCCTCCTGAGTTTTTAAAGTTGTGTGTCCCTTCAAGAAGCTCTTT